CTTTGTGGTAAACTTGTAGTCGATGCCAGATGCTGCTGATGCCATCTCCATGAAGTCCAATTGTTTCTGCAATTGCTCGCCTACCAAACGTGCCACTTGCCCAGAGGCATCGTCACGCAGGTTGCAGGTAATGGTTTCCCAGGAATATTTGCCTGCGAGATAGAGATTGCTGTTGTAGATGGGTACCGTGATCTCTTCAAACGAAACCGAAGGTCGAGCAAAATCAATGACCTGCTTGGTGAGCTCGGTCCTGGGTGTGCTCACACCAAAGTTTTCAAATATCGCCCGGAAGCGGTACTTGAGTTTGGGCATGAGCAGGCCTTGGTTGGGATTGCTCTGATCGCTTGCCAAAGGCACCGTCATTCTTGTGAGTGATGAAACGGCCATATCTTGTTCTCCTTGATGCAATTATTTATGGCCTTGGAGGCCAAAAAAAATGGGGGCCGGAACCCCCATTTTCCTATCTAGCGACGCCGTTAGACGGTGGCTGACGACGCTACCTGTCCGGAACTGATCTCTCCAGTGTTCTTGATCCGCAGCGGAATGTAGATGAACTCAACAGCCTTCACAGGCTCGATGGCGATGTCCACATACAGTTCGTTGCGGTCGATACGTGCGGGTGTGTTGTTTGATTCATCGCACACCACCAGGTAGTCGTAGATACCACGCTTGGCAACGAGGTCGATCATGAGTCCATCGATGGCATTGGTGATCTCGTTGCGGGTGATCTGGTCATTGGGCTCGAACACGAATGTCTTGCCAATCTCTTCCAGTCGTCCACGCAGGAACGCTACCAAGCGTGCCACGTTGATGCGATCCAGGGCCGAAGTCACAGCAGATTCAGTCTTGTTGCCGTAGTTGGTGATGCCCACACCAGGTATGAACGTGATGGGGTTGATCTTGTTGGTGTACAGCACATCACGTATGCCCTGGCCCGTGGCTATTGTGATGAATTCTCCGGTCTGGCCGTTGACATAACCGATACGTTCTGCGTTGTCGATCACGCCGCGACGCACACCTGCGGGTGCCAACCACGGAAAACTCACTTCGTCCGACCGGATTATGGTACGCACCATCATGTGGCTGGGTGGCTGTACCACCTGGCTGCCCCCAAGATCCGTGGTCTGGCACGACGGATAGAACGTGGCCAAGTAAGGATCTGAAGTGACCAGGCCATCTTCGGTGTCTGTGCCCAGACCGGCTGCATTTGTGGCCCAGGCCGTGATGGCATCACCTGTGGGCGGCAGTCTCAGCGGGGTATCACCTACCACGAAGCCGGTATTGTTGCGTTCATTGTTCAGTGCCACCATGTTTGGTATGAGTTCAGGATACTGTGGTGTGGCCAGGAGATTGAACTCAACTTGTTCTTCACGCAGGGTGTCCTGTGTGTCTATGGCTGACTTCATGGCTGCCACCACGATCTGGCGTACGGCCTGCCGTCCCATGTAAGGCGATCCATTGGCACGATTACCACTCACAGTGAGCCAGGTATTGGTTTCCAACGGACTCCAGTACGTGGTGTTGGTGGGTGCGTTGCCAGTGCTGGCCAAGATGTTTACATACAACACAGAGTTGTAGTTGACCTTGTCACCAGGCACGTAAGATGTTGTGGCCGAGTAGGCATCAAAAGCAAAGTCCGTGGCATTGAAATAGTCCGACTCAAAGGCCTTGACATTGAATCCTGACCGGCGTGTGTTGAACAACAGCATGCCTTCCGGATACAGTGCAGGATCCGGTGCATCTACATCCAGGTATGAACTGCTCAGCAGGCTGGTGATGGTTGGCTCAGGATCTGTGATGGGATTGGTAGTACCGTTGGGAGCCCAGCGTGCGTCTGCAAACAGGATACCGTTTTCCGTGGTCTGGTCAGTGTTGTCGATGATCACCCACTGCAATACACCGTCAACTTCTTGCCAGCGGTATATCAAGGGATACAGTTCCAAGTTGCTGGTATCAATCCAGATGTCACCTTGCACCAAATCAGTACCATCGCTCTGATCAGTGGGAGCCGAAGCAGCCACTATGGGTCCAGCAGGATCAGTCTGTGTGAGATTGAATCCACGCACATCATTGCTCACAGTGCGATAGCCAACGAAACTGCCGTTGTTCTGGATCATGATGTCCACTTCATTCACGGCCGAGTAATACCAACGGCGTCCGTTGGCAGGATCCTGGCTGGGTGCGTTATCGCTGGCGGTATAGGTCAGGGCCACCCAGTTGCTGAGCAACAGGGCCGTGGCTGTTCCAGGTTGGCGTCGGATGCCCAACACACCGTCTTGTGTGGTGGGATCGTAGGCCACAAAACCTGCGTCAAACACAGGACCTCCCGAGAGGCTGCCTCCGTCTAACACTATCACACCGCCCAGGCTGTGTGTGAACACTATGGCACCATCTGAGGATACCGAAGCCGATACTGGTGATCCCGAAGGCAGGGCAGCTGACACAGCAGTGACAAAGGCCGCGGCAGTGGTACCAGTGGTTGTTACCGTGACTGCTGTGCTCAATGTCGTGCTGTTGGCTGTGCTGTACTGTATGGTAAATGTTTCTGAGGCAGTGAACGTGGGCGTGGTAGTGTCACCAGTGATCACTGTGGGTCCTGTGGCAAGCCTTTCAAATATGGCAGTGGTGAACGTGTTGTTGTATTCGTCTCCAGCATCTTCTGGGTCACTGTCAAACTGTGCATATGTAGTACCTGCCGCGATGTTGCGGCCGCCGCCTGCGGGATCCAGGGCTTGATTGGCACTTTGATCGTTGGCATAGATTGGGCAAGGTTGGGCAACAAAAATTCCCAGTGCAGCACTGTATTTTTTCACACTGTAATCGGCACCTTGGTTCACTGCCGTGGTCATATTCCAGATACTGCCAGTGGGTCTGCCGCCACCGGTGTCAGTGGTACGCCACCGTGGTACTGTGAAATTGGGACTCTGCTGCAGGGCCGGTGCTAGATAACTGGTGGCTGTGATGCCCAGCGTGGTCAACAAACCTGCGGTGCTGGCTGAGTCAATATTGATGATACCGCCTTCTGCGGATGATCCATCGCTTTCTGCATCGGCATCTGCGTACAACCATAATTTGTTGCTGGTACGTGTGAGATTGGTTTCTGCAGTGACTCCTGAAATAGCAGCCGAGTTGATGGCTGCTACGAAAGCTGCCAACGTGGTAGTGCCTGGTACAGTCACAGTGCTACCGTTGATGATCAAAGTATTGCCTGCGGTCAAAGCAGATCCTGTCACACTGTTGGCACCTTGTACTGTGGGCCAGCTGATCTTCCACGCATCTGTGCCTACTTCTACCCAGGCATTGTTGAGATTTTTGTAGAACACTGGATTGTTGGCATTGAGAGTGTTCACAGCATAGTCACCAATGCTGCCCACATCAGTTGACGGGAAATTACCAGTGAGTTGTGTGCTTTCAGTGATTACTGTGGGCGTTTGTACTGTGAACGCACCCGTGGTCTGGTTCCATTGGAAGATGCCCCAGGAGGTGGCTGCTGTGTCAAACCAGTAGGTGTTGTCTGCTGGCGATCCTGTGGGACGCACCAGGGTGGCTGTGAGTTCTGCTAGATCCACGTTGGCACGCTGAACATAGGCACGATTGGAAATGCCCAGAGCCGAGTAAGCGGCCAGCAATCCATATTCGTTGAGTTCGTAGCCATTGATGGGTGTGCCCGCGGATGTCTTGTAGAAGAATGGCACACCAAACGTGGCTGACAGATCACGCTGGCTGGTTATGAGGTAGACCTTGTCAGCGTTGGCTGCTAGTGTGCCCGCTGCCACGCCTACTCCGGTACCGGAGATCTTGTTCTGTGCTGTGGCGATCAGGAAGTACGGCACCGAGTTGGTGGCCGCAGGAATATAGTTGGATTCGTCTATGACGGTTACTTCTACACCAGGAGATACTAGAGCCATGGTTTTGCATCCTTATAAATGGTTATGGATATTTATTGGATGTTGCCAAAGAGTGCGGTTTACAGGTGCCTTAATTAAGGCCTGTGATCATAAGTAGTCGTATGAGACCGCTATGCAAGGTCTGCTCCAAGCAGCCTGCCGCCATCAATGGCTATCACCGTGACAAAATCTACTATCGTAGCCGATGTAATGCCTGTATCCGGCGTGGCAGGAAATTGAAACCCAACATGCCACGATGGCAGGCCGCGGGTTACAAGAAAAAAGCCACCTGCGATCGCTGTGGATTCCGTGCCCGGCATCCCAGCCAACTCACGGTATGGCATGTAAACGGTGATCTCACTGACGCAGAATTACGCAATCTCAAAACTGTGTGCTTGAACTGTATACAGGAGATCACGCGGCTAGATCTGCCTTGGCGTCGCGGAGATCTTGAACCAGACCAGTGATTTGATCGTAGAGATCTGTTAGAGTTCCGTTGTTGTCAAGCACACGGTCAAAGTCCGTGCCAATCCAGGCAGTTTCAGAAGCATGGATGTTGTAGTGTTCCATGCGTTGTTTGGCCGTGGCCCACAGTAGATTGCGTTCAGGCCCACGGTTCGCATTCATTGCGTGCTCGTACCATTCGGGCTCGGCACCACGAACCACACGGATCACATGCCCGCCCGCAGAACGTATGGCAGCGATTTCATTGGGGAATCTGCAGTCAGATATCACTACATCGTCCTCACTGTGCCGCAGTTTATTTTCTAAACTAGCGATCCAGATGTCATCGTGGAAGCCCACACGGCACACTTCTGTGCCCCAATACTGCAACACCCAGCGTGGCGTAATGGTCCTGCCCAGGCGTTGGCTCCACCATTCATCGGCTTGCTCACGCCACTCTCGGCTGCTGCGAGTGCGGCCTTCCAGCATGTCTCTGTCCCAGCCAAACACAGCGGCCACAGCGTCTTTCAAGGTGGCAGCGAATGAATCTCTGCGGAATTCATGGATGTTCACCAGATAATCCGCTATAGTATCTTTGCCCGATCCTATCAAACCGCATACGCCAATGATCATTTTAGTTCCTTGATTTTGAGATATTCCAGCGTGTCCCACAACAAATCGATCTGCCTACGGCAGTCTTCCAGGGCATGGTGGCTGGCTGGATAAGTGTTTAGTCCTGGGCAAAGGCTGTAAATGGTTCTCGCATCACGCACATTGTAATACTGCCAAGGCAGCACGATGTTGTAACTCTTGTAGGCATGCTCAAGGATGTTCATGTCAAAAGTTGGCCCGTTAGCATAAGTCCAACGACACTGCCATACCAGACGATGCAATTCTTGCAGGGCCTGTTGTAATGGGATCCTACCCTCAGGGCTAAATGCTTCTTCTTGTGCGGCTGGGGGTTGCTTGGCCCACCACTCAATGGTGCCATCACTGATGTTGCGATCAGGTTGGCTGTCAGGATCCACTCGGGCATAGTACCAGCGATCGCTGTATTCCTGGGTTCTTTCAAGAGGATCAAAACACTGGGCAGCGATGGTCAGGATGCAGGCATTCACGCCAGTTCCACAGGTTTCGATATCGATCATTACAGCACGCATGCCATGAGTATAGCATGGATTTTGGCAGAATGCTAGAGGATTTTAGCCGATAACGAATGTAAGAGGCTGGCTTCCGTCCACGTACAGTTTGAGATCTTCAATGCCCTTGTCCATCATGGCCTGGCCTTCGGATTTCATCTGGGCACCATTCAAACTGGCACCACCCTGTGGACCGGCTATGGTTTGGAACTTTTCTCTGGCTTCGCCAATGATGTATTTGGCGGCACCCACCATGTAGTCGCGGAACCACTGTGATATCTGGAAATCGCTGAGCAGGGTGATCTCCGGGCGTAGATTATAGGTCCATAACAGCACTGTTTCACCCGAACCTCGAGGATCACGTATGAGTTGCAGGCGTTTGGTCACAGGATTCCAGGTATAGTTGATGTAGCCACCAAACATCCTGGCCGCAAGTTCCACATATTGCTGGTAAAAATCATAGGTGGCCAAGCCGCCCTGGGCTTGATTAAAGTTTAACAGATACACGTTCAAGGTGGCCGCACCAAAGGGATCAAAACTATAACCGCCTGATCCAGTGATACCAATGGTACGCCGGAAGATCTGCCTGACCTGGATGACCTCCTGCGGCAAGAAATATTCGTTTACATTGTCCAACAGTTGCATGAAACTGTAGGATTCTTCATAGGCGTTCTGGGCCCGTTGGCGATAAGTGCCCAGAGTTTTTTGATAAGCGGCTTCGTAGTGGCTGGGATCCAGTTCGATGTCGATGATCTGGTCAGCCAGCTGCAGTTGTACATACTCGATCAACTGCTTTTTCAGCGGATCTAGAGAATCGTTTAAGGGATTTTCACCATTGGCCATGTCTGGGCTCCTTGCCCAGATATTTAGCCAACTTTCGGCTGCTATTGTGGCTGGAAAATCATGGTGATAGTGCCGCCAGATTCAAATCCATTCCGGGGTACCACAGTGGCACCACCGTTCTCAGTCTGACGGAAAACTTTGTCGTTTACTGTGCAAGTCATCGCGATGCTCTGATCATTTTCGGCCTGCCAGCCACGATCCACATAAACACCGTCTTCGGCACCAAAAGATACCGATCCTTGCATGTAGTAGTTTCCGGGTTCCTGCCAAAATTTCAAAGCCTCGGTATTGTTGATCTCGGCGGTGGTCCATGTCCATATGTTATCAGGGGCTATGGTTACATATGGTACATGTGTCACTGTGATATTGTATTCGGTTTGATTGATTATTACCAAAGTGGCTGACCATGACATAAGATTCTCCCTCTGAGGTACTTAGCGGATCTTGAGCAAGATCAGATTATCTGATCCGCGTCCGTTGAACTTTACTTCCGTGGCCCGGATATCTTTGAAATATTTGCGATGCTGGGCCACACCCCCTTGAAGTAATGCCTTTATTTGTTCCTGGGGTTTCCTCAGGGTCTTCTGCACGGAGTTGGTTGGATCAAATCCGATGAGGCTGCTGCCTTTCACGGTGAACGATCCTGCGTGTGTGTCGGCTACCACGTAGATCAACTTACGCTTCTTGGTTTCGTACAGCCAGGCTTCCTGGGCATTGACCAAGCGTGTGACGGGCTCGCTCTTGAGTTTGAGTTCTTCAAACTCTCGGAGATACTTGAAACGTGCTGTAAGTTTTTCTGCACTCACTGGCTTTTTCTTGCGAGGTTTGCGTTCCACTTTCTTGATCTGCACATATGATCCGCAGTCAGCGATTACTTGTTCCGCGAACTTTACGAGATTTTTGACCTGTAATTTGCCAAACTGGCCATAACCTTCTACTAACTGTGCATCTTTGCCGCGGATCACTTCTTCTAGCTCAGTCAGTCTGGCCTTCCAATGATCGGCTATCTCTCCCACCATTTGTGGTGCCACATTCATGCCTCGCAGTACCAATAAAGGTTTAAAGTCCGCTGACATCTTGGTTCCGGCTGCAATCATGTCATCATACATGCCTTCGATCTCGCCTGCGGCTTCTATCATCTTGTCACGCAGTCGATCCTGGATGTTGGGCCGAGCCACAGCATCGGGTTCGGCGGCCTTGACCACTTCTCTGATGGCTCTAACAGTACGCAGATGCTCAGTGATGGCTGTGTCAACTGCCAACAATTCATGTTCATTCAGATCCAAACCCATGGTGTTCATGCGGCACAACCATCCGGTCTGGTTGCGTATGGTGGACTCTGGCACGCGACCAAAATCCTTGGCATCTCGCTGACGATCGTTGCGGATCAACCAGTCAATGATCAGTTCCTTGACCATTTTCTTGTCGTAGTGGTAATTGTACCAGGTGAATGCACCAATCAAGACCGAGGCACGCGATTCGCTTTCAGGTTGCAAACGCCATTCGGGTTCTCCACCGGTGTATTTGGTGTCTGCTGATTTGGGGTTCAGTGGTCGGGGTGCTTTGAGTGCGACAGCGTTCATCTGGGCTCCTTGTCCATTAGTTTAGCCAACAAAATGTGTCCTTCGAAATTCCGCATGGCTTCTTCGGCCTGGGCCAACAGTTGATCAAACCTGG